AATAAATGATGAGGTATATGAACGACTATTAATATGGGCAGAAGATAAACCAAATGTAATCCCGATAAAAGGTGATTGGGCAGAAAGTATTCCAGACAAACAATATGATGCGGTATTTTATGACCCGTATGGTGATATGTTTAACAAACCCTCATTTCCAGAACTAATATGTAAGAATTGTAAAGAAGGAACAATAATTAGTTGGTATAACAACATATTACAACAAAGTTCCATATATTCATCGGGATATAGTGATATTCCGATTTATTGGGACAATGATAGAATAAATTTTTATGAAGTAGAATTAGAAATACCAGACAACGCAAGAATAAAATGGTATTTAGAGGGTGAAGGAAATATTTATTATGCACCAGAACTTGTGGTAAATAAAGATGAAATAAACTTTGATAAGTTATCAAACATCAGTATAAACCACTATAATAAAAGTTTATGAAAAATTAAAAAATAATGTAATAACAGGCTTTTACATTATACTTATTAACAATAGAATAGTAACAAACAAGGAGTTATAACTATGTCAGAAGTAGAAACAAATCAAATACAATTCACAGAAGATGAACTAAAATCTTTAAGTGATTTAAGAGTAAATTACAATAATCTTACTCTATCATTTGGTGCTTTAGAAGTTTCAAGAATGCAAACTGAACAAAGACTATCAAGTATGGATGAAGAAAGAGCTCGTTTAGAAGAAGCATATAACGAAGCACTTGAATCAGAAACTAAGTTAGTTGAAGGACTAACTGAAAAGTATGGTCAAGGTAGTTTAGACATTCAAACAGGTGTATTTACACCAGTTGAAGCTGTCGAAAATGTTGAATTAGAAGAGTCTTCTAAATCATCTAATGACGAATCAGCATCAGCATAATAGAAAATAAAGTAACATTTTTTTTCTATCTTAATATATTTTGAGATTTTAATTTGATATTTATACTTAGTAAAATCTCAAAAAAGATAACCTAATTAGGAGAAACATAATGGCTGAGAGAATAGTCAGTCCTGGTGTATTTACACGAGAAAAAGATTTATCATTCTTACCACAAGGTATTGGTGAAATTGGAGCAGCATTAATCGGACCAACAGAAATGGGTCCAGCATTTGTTCCAACAATCGTCAGAAACTTTGGTGAATTTGAAACAATCTTTGGTAAAGAAAACCAAGACTTTTATGTTCCTTTTGCTGCGAAGCAATATCTTCGTAACGCAGGAACATTAACAATAGTTCGTGTTTTAGGATTGGGTGGATACGCAAACGACACCGTAACATTAAGTATTAGTGGTTCAAAAGGACACTTTGCTGTCGCTACATTGAAATCTTCAAGAGGAGCAACCGATGTAGACAACACTTTATTGGCTGGTCCAACAAGTGCTTCAGTTGATGACGCTGGAACCAAATCTTCATTTACATTGAATCTTGATGTAGATAATGACGCAAGTACAACAGCTTTCTCATTATCATTTGATTCAAGTTCAGCTAACTACATTACAAAAGTATTTAGTGAAGACGCACAAAATGCTGGTAAAAAGGTGTACGTGTATTCAAATTTCCAAGACACACAAAACAAGATGGGTTCAAGTGATAGAGTATATATCAATAGTGGAAGTGACGAAGGCTTCTCATTTGATTACTCAGTTGCTACAACACCATCAATTCAATCACAATTAGTCGGTGGTTCAAGAACCGACTTATTTAAAGTTAACACCATATCACACGGAACAAATATGAACTCTAAATATAGAGTTGGTATTGCTGATGTTAAAAGACCAGTAGATGTTGCCGGTTCAGATTATGGTTCATTTAGCTTACAAGTGATTGTAAATAATCCAGGTCAAAATGACAACGGAACAGTTTTAGAAACTTTCCAAAATCTAAATTTTGACGAGGATTCAGTAAACTTCCTACCAAGAGTAATTGGTGATAAGTATACTACAATTGATTCACAAGGAAAATTAACCAACAATGGTGATTATCCAAATCAATCTAAATATATTTACATTTCAGATTACGATAAATTGACAGGAATTTCAAAAGACTTAGTTCCTATGGGATTTGATAAAGTCTTACAACCACATAAAACAACACTAACAACACCAAGCGGTAGTACCGTTGCAATGTCGTTCCCAAGTGCTTCGTTTATTGGTACAAATAGTGATTCATCACAGAAAAATTCAAGAGGAACATTTGATACAAATGTATACTATGGATTTGACTTTAATAATGTTGACCAACAACAATATTTATCACCACTACCAACAGACGCAGTAGCAGGAAATAACATAACAATGAGTTTAGAAGATTGTGTTGGTAATGATGATGCTTCATCTTTGGGTACACAATACTCATCAGGTAACAATCCATTATCATTAAGTGGTTCAGATTACAGACAATTAAAGTTCGCAGTTCCTTTCCAAGGTGGTTTTGATGGTTCAAATCCAGCAAAAGAAAGAAAAATTGGAACAAATATTGTTGCAAGTAATACACAAGGATTCGATTTAAGTGGGGCCAATACAACTGGTTCATTAGCTTACAAAAAAGCTATTAACGCAATATCTAATCCAGATGAGTTTGATATTAATTTATTAGCACTTCCAGGTGTTATTCATTCAATTCACCCATCAGTAACAAATCACGCAATTGATAAAGTCGAAGATAGAGCAGATTGCTTCTTTATCTTAGATGGTTCAAAATACGGAAGAACAATACAGGGTGCTATCAATGATGTAAAAACATTAGATAGTAATTATGTAGCAACATATTATCCTTGGGTCAAAGTTCTTGATGAAGTTAAAAATAAACCTACTTGGGTTCCACCTTCAGTAGTTCTACCAGGCGTTTACGCAAATAATGATAGAATTGGACAAGAGTGGTTCGCACCAGCAGGTTTAAATCGTGGTGGTTTAACAGAAGTATTAGAAGCCAAAACAAGACTAACGAACTTAGAAAGAGATGATTTATACGAAAATCGTATTAATCCTATCGCAACTTTCCCAGGTCAAGGTGTAGTCGTGTTTGGTCAGAAAACACTTCAAGGTAAACCAAGTGCGTTAGACAGAATCAATGTAAGAAGATTGTTGATTAACTTAAGAAAGTTCATCGCATCAACTTCTAACTTCTTAGTATTTGAACAGAACAATACAGCTTTAAGACAAAGATTCTTAAATCTTGTAAATCCATATATGGAAGAAGTTCAAGCAAATGCAGGACTTACAGCATTCAGAGTAGTAATGGACGAATCAAACAACACACCAGATGTTGTAGATAGAAACCAATTAGTTGGTCAAATCTTTATCCAACCTACAAGAACAGCTGAGTTCATTGTATTGGACTTTGCAGTTCAACCAACAGGAGCAACATTCCCAGAATAATAGGAATATTGATTAAGAAAAACCCCCAAGAAATTGGGGGTTTTTTGTTATGATAAGGGGAATAAATCTGCAGGTGATTTACACCAAATCACCAAAGGTTGTTTCTAATATCGTGAAACACTACATAACCCAATTCGGTTCCAAATTTGTAGTCACCGAAAACCCACGAATCTAATTACTTAGTATAAATAGCAAATGTATCAGCGTATTCAGCCAATGTATTGTATTGACTTCTACGATAACCATATTGTGGTTTGCTACCACCACGATACTTAATTCTAAAATTACCAGTCATCATTAAATTTCTGATAGTTGGGTTATACCTCAATTCCATAGGAATACCCTTGTATAAAGCTTGTTCAAAGTAAGGAGCTTCATAATCTTCCAACCTAATAGGTTCTTGATTTTCGTTCATTTTATATAATTCCATAGGATTATGAGCATATCTATAATGAGTAATGGTATGAGTTCCATTTTCTACATACTCACCAGCATCATTGTAATACCCATAATGATTTGGTATTTCTCTCGTTACCAAAGCATCTTCATAATTCCTTGCCATAATACCAGTCACGGCATCAGTCGTAAATTCATTTTCAAAGTTATTTTCCATTTTGTTTTCCTTTATCATTATCATAACACTATAATATACAAATACTATTTGTAAATGTCAAGTCTTTTTTTAATTATTTTCTTCAAAGAGTTCTTCTTCACAATCATCACAAAGGAAAAAGCCGTCTATTTCAACGCCACACTCTTCACATATTATCTCATCAATCATACTATAATATACAATGAATAAATGACAATGTCAAGTAAAAACTTCTAAAAAACTTCTAAAACTATATCATATTTACCATACACTTTTTTTGATTTTGTTATATTTATTACTGAGTTAAATTATAGGAGAAATAAAGTGGCATTTTTAGACCCAAACGAAATATTTTTTACACCATTTGAACCTAAAATGAAGAATAGGTTTGTGATGGAAATAGATGGTATTCCATCTTATCTTATCAAAACGATGGCAAGACCACAAGTAACATTTGAAGCAGTTACTCTTGACCACATTAATGTTAAACGATATGTTAAGGGTAAAGCAACTTGGGCACCAATCAATATTACATTATATGACCCAATCGTTCCATCAGGAGCACAATCAGTAAATGAGTGGATAAGACAACACCACGAATCAGTAACAGGTGTTGACGGATACGCTTCTGAATATAAGAAAGATATCACTTTTAAACTTTTATCACCAAATGGTGAAATTGTTGAACAATGGATTCTAAAAGGAGCATTCATTACAGATGCAAACTTTAATGAATTATCTTGGGAAACAGCAACAGAAGTTGATATTGCATTAACACTTCAATATGATTACGCAATATTAGAGTTTTAGGAGAAAAATTATGTGGGCAATTTTTAAAGACGACAATGACTATAACGAAAAATCAATAATTGGATTTGCGGCATTTGCAGTAATGACAATATTTGCAGTAGTTGATTTAGCAACAGGAATAGTCGGAAAAGATTTAGTTATAAATGATATGGTATACAACTCGTTTGTATTCATAACCCTTGGTTCTTTTGGTATCGCAGGTGCTGAAAAAATTATGGGTAAAAAATAATAGTTATTAATTCATATTAATCAAGGAGTAAAACAAAATGGCTGAAAATCAGTATGGGTTTCCTACTGAGGTTCTATCTTTACCATCAGAGGGATTATTATATCCCGAAGATAGTCCTATGCGTAGCGGAACAATCGATGTCAAATATATGACAGCAAAAGAGGAAGATATCTTAACTTCCACAAATCTAATAGAACAAGGAGTAGTTATTACCAGATTACTTGAAAGTGTTATTGCAGACCCGAAAGTCAAAATAGACGATATGTTAATCGGTGATAAAAACGCTATAATGGTAGGAACTCGTATTTTAGGATATGGTGCAAACTATGATATAATCCTAACGGACCCAGATACCAGTGAACGAGTAGAATATACTGTTGATTTAACGAAGTTGAAAAACAAAGAAATTGATAAATCATTGTATGAAAACGGAAATAACTTTGAATTTGAATTACCAAATTCAAAAAGAATTGTTGGATTTAAACTCTTGAATCAGAAAGATGAGAATGAAATAAGTGAAATTCTTAAAGATTATGAAAAGGTTGAAAAGCTAACAGGAGTTTCAAATAGTTTAACCACAAGATTAAAATATCAAATCACATCTATTGACGGAAACACAGACCAAAAAGAAATTGATAGTTTCGTAGACAATGAATTCTTAGCACTTGATACAAGAGCTTTTAGAAAATACTTAGATGATATCACACCAGACATTGAGTTGAAGTTTGACTATATGAGTCAATCAGGGAATCTACACAGATTAGATGTCCCACTCGGGATTGACTTTTTTTGGCCAGCCGCCGAGTA